AGCCGCAGTCATCCGGCTGAAACAGCTCGGTCACTTGGAGTGCTGCCCATACAGCGAGTACAACGATCCGTTGGAGGTGTGGGCATGAAGAAAAGCATCCGCGTATCTGAGCCTTCCCCTGAGATGCAAGAGAAAATCCGAAGGGCGCGACACGCCATTGTCAATCAGAAGATGCGCATGGTGAAATGCCCATATTGTGGGCATAACGCTATTGCTGTATTCGAGGACTCCCGAGGTCACATACAAGCCAAATGCAAAGCTTGTGGCCGGGAAACTGTATTCGATGTGATCAGTATGAGACGGTTATTCCTCCACCTTCACAGAAGGTAAGGAGATAACAAATACAATTCAATATTTTATAGCTGTGCTGTGAAGCCGCTGATTGGTGAGTCTTCCTAATGCCGCATGAACAGAGTTTTCTAAGCTCTGTTTTATCGGTATGGGAAGATATATTCACCGGTCATGCGGCTCTTTTTAAGTCTTGTCCATCCGCTGCTCCGAGCCAGCGGAAAGGACAAGACAATGAAAAGAATCCCCAAAACACCCGTTGAGTTCGACTACGACCTCTGGACTACCGAGGACGGCAAGTGCATGGTGCGCGTTAAGGCCACCGGCGAGACTACGGAGGTTGACCGCGAGGTTATGAAAGCTCTCCGCAATGAGGAAAAGAAGCTCCGGCGCTCTTATGATACCGGGGGAGCATCTGACAGCGAAGACGGTGAAGAAAAGCAATCGTCACCCGTGCTTTCGCTGGACGCTATGCCGGAGGATGATGTGAAGTCATCCGCGTGGCTGGAGTCCCCGGAAAAGATGGAAGAAGATATTATCACCGGTTTACTCGAACGGGAATTTATCCGCAGCCTGACGCCGCCGCAGCTTGATGTGTACATGAATTGTATGCGCGGCAATATGAGTATGTTGTCGTATGCCAAGCTGAACGGCCTTTCGTTTTCCACTGTAAAAGACACACGGGATGCGATCAGAAAAAAATTCAAAAAAATTTTTTGAGAGACCCGCTAATTCGCTCAAAAAATGTCCGTTGTAAAGTGAAGGGGTCAAACAAGACCAGCTTCACAGTACCTTGAAAACAGAATATCCAGTGCTGCGGATCTTTCCTCTTTTCTCGAAGCGACTTGCCTTCTGCCGCCAAGACCTTCCTCACGGAAGTGAGCGATCAACAGAGAGGCTAAACAGCCGTATGGTGCGGCTGTTCGCCATGATGGAGAAGTTGGGTATAATGATACTTCCGTCCCCGGGTTGCCGGGGGCGGCTCGGAGCGTTCCTCGGAGGGGTGAGAGTCCCATGATACCGATTAACCGTTGGTAGTCCGTAGCATTCCCGGAGTCGCAAGGCTCTTCCGGCAGGGGTGCGAGCTGCAAATATGCCGGAACACGAAACAAACCAATTAGCTACATTCAACATATAAGTTTTCAGGATGAAAACTATGTGGCGGTGTGTCCATAACCGGCGCTCCGCCATATCCTTTTGTCCTGAATCCAATCCATCACACAGGGAGGTGTTTACAATATGACGAGCGCAGAGGCCATGAGAAGCGTCAACCCGAAGACGGTTGACCGCGGTACCCTTGTCCAGCGTGACAGCATCCGGCTTGAGCCTACGGCTGCACAGAATGATCGGCTGCTGGACTTCATCCGCCAAATCAAAAATCCATATTGCTATCTGGACGGGAAGACCGTAGTTAAGATCAGCTTCTCGAAAACAGATACCACCTTGGAGGACTGCCTGGAACATTACCTGAGAGGGCTTTGATTATGAACAAACTGAATCTTTTCTCCCGGTTCTATGGACAAGCGATTGAGCCTGTGATACAATAAGGTCAGGTCAAAAAAGAATACACGGACTAAGCCGCTGCCCTTGAGGGTCATGTGGCTTTGTTGTGTTTTCCACATAGAAGAAGCAGAAGCCTTCGTCTTTCTGATTTGATGTATCACACCAAACAGAAAACGGAGGTTATTTTTATGCCCAAGAAAGTTTACCGGACAGCGATTTACTGCCGCCTGTCCCGTGAAGATGGAGATAAGGTTGAAAGCAACTCCATCGCAAGCCAACGAGCCATTTGCGAGGACTACATCGCAAGGCATGACGATTTGGAAATCGTCTGCGAGCCATTCATTGATGATGGTTACAGCGGCGTTTCCTTCAACCGTCCGAACTTCAAAAAACTCGAAGACGCGCTCCGAAAAGGCGCGATTGACTGCATCGTGGTCAAAGACCTCAGCCGCTTTTCGAGAAATTACATCGACGGCGGCCGTTATCTGGAAAAGATTTTTCCGCAGCTCGGCATCCGCTTCATTGCGGTCAACGACGCTTATGACAGCCTGACCGGCGATCCTCAGTCGGATTCGTTTGTTATCCCGTTCAAAAACCTGATAAACGACTCCTATTGCAAGGACATTTCCATGAAAATCCGTTCCAGCTTGGAAGTCAAGCAGAAGAACGGCGAGTTTGTAGGGGCGTTTGCTCCCTATGGCTACAAGAAATCGCCGGAAAACAAAAACCAGCTCATTGTTGACGAGGCCGTCAGCGAGTATGTGCAGATGATTTTTGCCATGTATAAGGACGGCTTATCTATTGGGCGCATTGCCGCGAGGCTGAATCAGATGGGCGTTCTTTCACCTATGGAGTATAAGCATTCTGTGGGGGTAAAGTTCGATACCGTCTTCAAAACTGGCGATACCGCGAAATGGACTTACAAAGCAGTCCAGCGCATTCTCACCAACGAAGTTTATATCGGTGTTCTTGCCCAAGGCAAGCGCGGTACACCGAACTACAAGGTGCGCGTTGTACAGCCGAAGGATGAAACAGAGTGGGTCAAAGTGGAAGGCGCACATGAAGCGCTTGTTTCCTACGAAGACTTCATGGCCGTCAAGACCATGATGCAGCGGGATATGCGCTGCTCGCCTGATCAGGACGAGGCACACCTGTTTTCCGGCTTCCTGTTCTGCGGAGACTGCCAGCAGTCTATGACACGTAAGACCGTCCCGTCGAAGACAAAGAAATACATCTACTATGTCTGCTCGACGAACAAACATAGCCGGACCTGCAGCCCGCACAGCATCAGTGCAAAAGAGGTTGAGGAAAAGGTGTTCCGTGCCATCCATGACCAGATCGAACTTGTGGTCAATTTAGAAAAGGCGCTTGAGATGATTGAGAGGCTTCCTTCCCAGAATCGCAAAGCGTTCAACTACGAGGCGCAGCTTGCGAAGCTCGAAGAAGAGATTGAGCGGTATCAAAAGCTCAAGCTCCGGCTCTACGAAGACCTCTCGGATGGGATCATCGACAAGTCGGAATACTTTGAGTTCCGCAACAGCTACACCAAGATCATCGAGGAAAAGCAGGAAGCCCTTCTCCGCGTGAAAAAGGAAATGAAGCAGTCGGTTACAACCGGGGCTACGGAACGGAATTGGGTCACACTCTTCAAGCAATATGAAAACATTGAAGAACTGAACCGCCGCGTCCTTATGGCGCTGGTTGACCGCATCCTGATTTATGAGGATCACGCAATCGAGATTGTCTTCAAGTACAAAGACGAGTATCAGCAGACACTTGAATATGTTCTCGGCTATGCCGATGAACTTGCCATTGCCGGATAAAGGAGGGATGAGCGTATGGCACGAAAAAGCAGAAAAATCGCAGCCGCAGAGCCGGTTTGCGAAGCAGCACCGCTGCAAATCTTCCCGACAGCCATCTATGCCCGTCTTTCCGTGGAGAACAGCGGCAAATCTGAGAAGGTGGATGTCATCACCAACCAGATCGAGATATGCAAGTCCTATATTGCAGGGTGTCCTTACCTTGATCTCGTCGATGTCTATGTGGATAACGGACGGACGGGGACGGTTTTCGATAGGCCGGAGTTCAACCGGCTGATGACCGACATCAAGAGCGGCAGGATTAAATGCCTTGTAGTCCGCGATCTCAGCCGTTTTGGCCGTGACTACATAGAAACCGGCACCTACCTTGAGCGCATCTTCCCGCAGATTGGCTTGCGGTTCATCGCCATCAAGGAACACTATGATAACTTCGATACAGACGGCTCAAACGAGAGCCTGATGATCCCGCTGCAAAACATGATCAACGCCTTGTACTCGAAGGATATTTCCCGGAAAGTCTCAACCGCCTTGAAAGCACAGATGGAGCAAGGAACCTTCCAGAAGCGCAATCTTCCGTATGGCTACCGGTGGAATGAAGACCATACAAACATGGTCATTGACGAAGAGACAGCGCAGTATGTGCGGCTCATGTTCCAGTGGAAAATCGAGGGCTGGTCAATCCCGACGATCCTTAACGAACTTGACCGGCTGGGTGCGCCAAATACAGAGCTGCGGAAACGCCAGAACGGAACCCGCAAAGGCGACGGCTGCTCCTGCAAAGGCTGGTACAGTTCAACGCTGTACGGCATCCTGAGCAATCCGCATTATGTGGGTGATACCGTTCTTGGCCGCTCCATGAAGGCGATCTACAAAGGCATCAAATCCCATAATGTCAAGGACAAGGATAAGTGGATTGTATTCCCGAACACACACGAAGCGCTTATTTCCCGTGAAGACTTCCAGAAGGTGCAGGACATCCTCCAAGCGGCTTCTGAGGCTCGCCAGACGAGTATGCAGAAAACCGAGGAAATCCGGGCAACGCTTGTCAACCTGTTCGAGGGGAAAATCGTCTGCGCTGATTGCGGGAAGAAGATGTACTTCCACCGCAAACGGATCGACAAGGACAAGCGGAAGCGCTGGTATGCCTACTATGAATGCAGTACCTCAGTAGGTCGGCGTTACGAGCACTGTACTTCCCATTACACAAGGCAGGACACGCTTGAAGCGAATGTACTTGCAGCGATCCAGCTTCAAGTCGAAGCAGCGCTTGATTATGACAAGCTGCTGGATAAGCTCAGGGGCAGCGAGGGCGAGAAAAACATCCGCGATCAACAGAATGCCCTCATTACAAGCCTGAATCTGCGGCTCAACGGCGTTTCTAAGAAGCGGACACGCCTCTACGAGGATTATGCCGAGGGACTTCTGGATGAAGCGGAATACTCCTTTGCCAAGAAGAGCTATGACGAACAATACGCTGACCTGTCCCGCCGTCTGGACGAGGCAGTACAGCGTCGGAGCAAGTTCGACGAAGCTATGTCGGTCGATAACAAGTGGATTACCTTGATGAAATCCGTCAGCACGGCAACGCAGCTCTCTCAGGATTTGGTAGACGAGTCTGTTGAATTGGTCAAAGTCCATGAGGGCGGCGCTGTGGAACTGGTCATGAAGTACGGTGACATCTACGAGCTGACCATTCAGAGTATCAAAGAAGTTCAGGAGGCGATGTAAATGAACAAAGACTACACAATCGGCATCTACATCCGCCTCTCTATGGCTGATGAAGATGCCGGCAACGGAAGCAAGGCCGAGAGTGACAGCATCGGCAACCAGCGTATGCTCATCAACCGCTACCTTGACAATCATCCGACGCTTTCCAAATATCCGAGGCTTGAGTTCGCGGATGATGGCTATACCGGGACAAATTTTCATCGTCCTCAGTTCTCGGCGATGATGGAGAAAGTCCGGCACGGGGAGATCAACCTGATCTGCGTCAAAGATTTTTCCCGCTTTTCTCGTGATTACATCGAGACGGGCAATTATCTCGAATGCACTTTCCCGTTCATGGGCGTTCGCTTCATCTCCATCAACGACGGGTATGACAGCGACGATTACAAGGGAACAACCGGCGGTCTTGAGGTTGTCATGCGCAGCATCATCTATGCGGCGTACAGCAAGGATCTCTCGGTCAAAACGACAACGGCCAAAATCCAGATGATGAAGCAGGGCAAGTATGTGGGCGGGTACGCTCCCTACGGCTATGTGCTTCACCCGGAAATCCGCAACAAGCTCAAGCTTGACCCGGAGGCCGCTGAGGTCGTGCGCAGGGTCTTCGATGAAGCCCTTGAAGGAAGGAATACCTCACAGATTGCCCTTAGCTTGAACGATGATAACATCTCGACGCCCGGGCAATATTTCAAAGACAAACATCCTGACAAGAAGAAGTATAGTCGCATGAGCGAAAAGATAAGCTGGACAGCCTCTATGGTCTACAAGATCCTGACGAGTTATGTTTACACTGGGGCAACGGTCGGCCACAAGCGAAAATCCGGCGGCGTAGGTTCTCGGAAAACTATTTCTCAAAAGAAAGAGGACTGGATCATCGTCGAAGGGATGCACGAAGCGATTGTCAGCAAGGAAGAGTTTGAGTTGGCTCAGGCAGTCATCCGGGGCGGTGAGAAGAATCCCAAACGGAATCTGCGCTATTATCCCCTCAAGGGTCTTGTGTGCTGCGGCAACTGCAAACGCGCCCTTACCCGGCGAAAGCTCCGAAATGAGAGCGGATATTTCTATCAGTGTACCCACTCAACACATGACCGCGATACGGATTGTCCGGTTGGTGAAAGATACAGCGAGGCATGGATTGAGGACACTGCTTACAAAGCGATTGGGCAAATGCTCACACTGGTTGAAAAGAAAGCTGTCAAAGAACACGAGATCAGCAAGCGCAGGAAATCTGCCATCTCAGAATGCGCGGATGCAATCCGTGATTTGCAGAAACAGTACGAACAGCTCAAGGCAGTGAAGCTCCGGCTGTATGAGAAATACACTTCCGGCAGCATCACAAAGGCCGAATATCTCAAGCGGAAAGCAGAAAC